TCTCTTTCGTTTGACAGCAGAGGCCTTTTGCCCTTTTGTCATCCGTGTGGCTTTTGCAAGTGGGACGCACTTTGGATATTTTCTTTTGCTCCCCTTCGATCTCCCGCACGGTTGATACTTTCCGTCCTTCTTCGGAGCTCCGATATCTACCCATCGTTCCTTCACCCATTCTCGTAAACCTTTTTTAGCCATTACACCAATATGGACTTAGTCATATCCTCAACCACAAGTCCACCATTTGCTTTTTTTGTTCTTTTATTTTTTTTACCACCAGGTGTAATTTTACCAGAACAAACTCCAGAAGCATACATATTAGCATAGGCGCTTGGATACACTTTAAATTTCCGCTTCGCCGCTGCTTTACCTTTTGCACAAAGTTTAGCCACAGACTTTTTTCCCTTTTTTGTAACCCATTCGTTTTGCAACTTGTGGAGCTACTTTTTTAAGTTTTCTTATTCCTTTTCCTTTTTTACCCTTAGGTAATGGTTTTGTCATAAGTCTCCTTATTTCTTTTTACTTCTATTTGCTTTTCTTCTTACAGCTGCTTTTTTACCTTTAACGATTCTTCCACCTTTTTTCGCCATGATACCAAATCCAAAAGGTTGATTTCTGTCATACTCTGAAAGATCAAACCCTAAGTCATTTGCATTTTGCATTTGGCTTCTTTTTCCAATCATTGAATTAATGAAACCATCGTTAGCATCTGCAGAGTTAAGCATAGCTTTTCTAGCTCTGTTGTTCATAAATGCTTTTCCTAGTCCAGCAATTGCTGCACCAGCACCAAGCATCTTAAGAGCTTTTTTTAGTTTTTTACTTGCCATTTTTATCTCCTTATTTTTTTCCGTTACGGAAAATTTGTGTTCCCTTTATACCATAAATACTCGCGACTACAAGGATCCAAAGATTGGTAAACCATGACGGAAGCTGCGAGAACATGTCAAAGAACAATTTTACCTTGTCCATTGCTGTTGGATCGTCCGATACGACTGCCCAGGCCAGCACCAACACGGGCAAACTGAGAATTATGAGAACTGCCTCGTCTTTCCAGTCTGATTGACGAGATTCTAGCAATTTTCCCTGGTAAGCTTCGTCACCTCGAGCCATCTTTTCAGCATGCATCAGTTGTGCATCTGACATTGCCATTTTCGTTCTCTGCTTGTTAGCATAAATTTTACTTCCAGCAGAAA